GGGTTACGGTTGACGGTACAATTGATGGCGCAGTATACAGCGACTTCACTACTGCTACACTAGCTGTTTCTGATAACACTGGTCTTGATACATATCAGTACCGCGTGATTATTTCTGCTACAGGTGCTGATAGCGTAACATCTTCTGCGGCAACGTTGACAGAGGCATAATCTCATGACAATCTCACGAAGAGTGTTAGTAATTACTGAAGTGAAGGAAGATGGTACATCCTTCTTCAAGGATACGTATGAAGCTGCCTCTAGACAGGGAGAAGACTACGCTACCGAACTCAATGCAATATATGGCGTAGTCGCTGATGATACATTAGCATCTGATTGGTCACTGCACGATATGGGGGATGTAAATCCCCATAGAGATTGTGAGGCTAATTTGAACTGTCAACACGGCGCCGTATGGAGCACTGAGAACGCATTAGGTGATACGTTGGTAACATATTTTAAATGTTCCGAAGCAGATCCCATAGTGTATACTACGGATCATGCATTATTGGTAGAACGATTGGCGCACAATACTGAACATTCAGTCACTGTTACGTCTAAGCTATATCCTGCTGATGAGCATTTTACTATAGATTTTGACAACGAAATCACCTAGGAGTTAGAAAATGGCAGATCAAAAAATCAGTGAGTTGACCGCAGTTACTACAACCGCTAATACAGATAATATCGTATTAGCTCGTAGTAGTGCGAACAATAAGATTACAGTGGCTAATTTCTTTTCAGCAATTGCTACACCTGCCAGTTTCTCGGGTAAGGTATCGTTAACAGGAGCTGAGACAATAACCCAACCAGGTGCTGTCTCAGTTGCTACTAATATCAGTTACATTACGAATGCTACAAGTGCCGGTACACTGACTATTGCAGCTGGTGTAGAAGGCCAAATAAAGGTAATTATCTGCACATCTAACACAAGTAGCAATACATTAACATTGGATGACTCAGATTTAGCACAGGACACAATCGTATTTGATGCCGCTGGCAAGACCGCGACGCTTATATATACTAACACGAAATGGTATATGATAGGTGGAACGGCTACGTCAACGTAACCAATATGAATGACTGAACTAAATGATGAAAATTATTTAATTTTCGCAATTAAAAACTATAACAACCCGGCGTGTGAAGGGATGGCTGATATGGAAGATGACTTGAAAAGATTCAAGTATGTCAAAAGACTCTTCCGACGTTACGAAACTTCGGGTGTATTGAGTGAAAGATTAATACTCAATCACTTGACGGTGTTGTACAATGTTTTTGATAATGCGGCAACTCCCTTGCTTTTCTTTAGAATAGAAGAAAAGTATTGGGCGATTTTAAAGTCATTTCTAGTATTCATCAATAGAGTGCCACTAGAACAGATAGGAAGCAACGAGCCGTATATACCATTAGATGGGTATGTACTAGAAACACTGAGGAAGCTGTAATGTCACGTTTTGTAGATGCGGTAGTAGCATATAGAATACTCCGAATGTTGGCTACCCCAATTGAACGTAGCGATGCCTTCAGAATGGGTATCATTGATAAGGACGGAGAGAAGCTAAAAGATCCTCAGTCTTCCGAAGAACTCGACTCATATTCACTTCTACAAAGATTTGTATTCAAGGTGCAGAAAGCACTTATGAAATCCCCTGATCGAAACGCAAAAAGACTCTTGACATTTGCAGCCGCTATTGCTATACTGCGTGAATCATCAGAGATGGATCACGATCAGGGAGAACTGGAATCTCTCCTCGACCTTTATATGACAGAAGAAGCTGTTCAGGCACAAAGTAAACTTTTAGAACATAATGATATGCTCACATTCAAAAACTTTCATATGGAAGAAATGGGTGTAGGCGGTGGCGGCATTGCTGGTATAGGTACTGGACCCGCAGACCAAAGAGAGCCAGGTCGCGATCCAGTTTTCATGCCTATGGTTCAACGAAAGAAGAAACGAAAGAAGGAAAATGTCAACTAATAGCGAATACGAAACTCGATTAGCAATTGTCGAAAACGATGTGAAACAAATGGGGCAACTGTTTGACCGCATGGACACCGCTATTGAGAAAATAACTGACATTTCAAATGCAGTGAATCAAATGCTTGCTGTACACGAAGCAAAATTGAACACACATAGCACTAAACAAAACGAAATATTTTCGTTGTTTGAATCAAGACGAAAAGATGTTGAAAATTCTAATAAGGAAATACATTCAAGAATTACTACGCAGGGTAGAGAGTTGCAATCAGAGATGAAAGAGGACACCCGCAGAGTAATGGAAGCTATTGATCAACTCAAAAGTATGATAAGAAACAGTATCCGCGAGAGTGTGGAAGACGTTAACAAGCTAGAAGATAGAGTAGTACAACTAGAACAGCGACAATGGCTAGTTATGGGCGGTGCTATGGTAGTAGGTTTTCTCATTGCAAACGCTTCGACCATATTGGAAATGATTTCTTGACATCTTAGTCAGTATGCAGTATAATACTTGTTATGAGCTTATATATTGATATCAAATTTCTGACGCAAATCACCCATCGTTTCGAGCTATTCAAGAAGAAAGATAACTTTCTCTGGAATGTTCGTTGCCCTATCTGTGGTGACTCACAAAAAAACAAACGCAAGATGCGAGGTTACTTCTTTCGCAAAGGAGAAGACCTGATGTATAAGTGCCACAACTGTCAACACAGCGCACACTTTGGGTCTATGCTCAAGCAGCTAGACGGACTGTTGTACAAAGAATATGTCCTAGAACGTTATGCTACAGGTGGCAGCGCGAAGAAGTTTGGCACTGAAGCTAGAGTGAAGACAGTGTTTGACAATCCCCCTCCCTTTAAGCCTCTATGGCAGAATCTTTTTGACTCAGTATACTCACTACCTTATGATCATGAGGCAGTAGAATACTGTGACTCTCGGATGCTTCCTGATGAAGCTACAAAGCGACTGTACTACATTTCTGATGTGCGAGACATTGTGCAACTGAATAACAAGTACAGGGCATCAATAACAACTAGCGAACCTAGACTTGTGATACCCTTCTGCAATGAGCATGGGAGACTCACAGGCGTCACCTTACGAGCGATGAGAGGTGAAGCGTTACGATACATCATGGTAAAAGTAGATGAGTCTGCTCCTACAGTATTTGGACTCGATACGGTTGATAAGACACAGCCTATCACTGTAGTTGAGGGTCCTCTTGATAGTCTATTCTTAGACAACGCTATTGCATGCGCAGGTGTTGCTTTCAATCAGATTGAACGATTGAACTTGCCTTTATCGCTCACTACTATTGTGTTTGATAATCAGCCTAAGAATTTAGAGCTATGTAAACTGATGTATAAGTATATCAAAGACGGGTTTTCTATATGTATCTGGCCTGACTCAATCGCAGGTAAAGACATAAATGAGATGGTTCTAGACGGCATGAAGCCCCTAGAAATTCAGAAAATTATAAATGATAATACATATAAAAATCTCACAGCAGAACTAAAATTTACTAACTGGAAGAAATGTTAATTATGAGCAAGGTCAACCTGATCGCATTGAGCAAGCCAAATGCAACAACAGACTGCAACACCGCCGAAGAGCTGGTAGCATATGCGGCTAGAGTGAGCAACCCAGCTAACCAATCGAACAAAGAAACAGCACCGAAATTACTGAAATATTTAATCAACGAAAATCACTGGTCTCCTTTTGAAATGGTTCACATGACAATTGAGATTACAACAACACGGGACATCGCAAAGCAAATACTGCGCCATCGTAGTTTTAGCTTCCAAGAATTTAGTCAACGTTATGCTAAAGCTACTAATTTTGTAGAGCGAGAATGCAGAATGCAAGATCCAAAGAATAGACAAAACTCTATTGAGTTGGATCAGCATCCTTTGTACAAAGAAGGTGATAGGATCGCTGAAGATTGGAACATGAAGCAGAAAGATCTTATTAGAAGAGCGCAAGAGACTTACGAATGGGCCCTAGATAAGGGTATCGCAAAAGAACAAGCAAGAGCCGTTCTACCAGAAGGCAACACAGAAACCGTTCTGTATATGGCAGGTAGTTTGCGATCATGGATTCACTACTGTGAGTTACGCATGGGAAACGGTACGCAGAAAGAACACGCAGAAATTGCATCCGCTTGCTGGTCCATCATGGGGGCACATTTTCCCTCAGTCATTTCAGCACTAAATGATATCATCATTCAAAAATAAAGAGAAACATATGGCAAAACAAGAATATATGGGGCTACAAATAGATTTATCACGCGATGAACTATTTGATAAGCTAGGCGCTCAACGTCTACAAGAAAGTTACATGCGTGACGATGAGACTAGCCCTCAACATAGGTTTGCCTATGTCAGCAAACAATTTGGATCATCACCTGAACACTCACAAAGATTATACGATTATGCGTCGAAACACTGGCTTTCTTATTCAACCCCAATTCTCTCGTTTGGTAAAAACAAAAGAGGCATGCCTATATCTTGCTTCCTTAATTTCATCGAAGACACTGCTGAAGGACTTGTTCAAAACTATTCAGAAACATCGTGGCTCAGTATGCTTGGTGGCGGTGTTGGTATTGGCTTTGGTATTCGCAGCGCAGGCGACAAGTCAACTGGTGTCTTACCTCACCTCAAAACATACGATGCAAGTACCCTGGCTTATCGACAAGGCAAAACTAGACGCGGAAGTTATGCCGCTTACCTCGATATCAGCCATCCAGATATACTCTTGTTCCTCGATATGCGTAAGCCCACTGGTGATCAAAATCTGCGTTGCCTAAACTTACATCACGGTATCAACATCACTGACAGATTCATGGAAATCATTGAACGATGTATGGTTGACCCAGAAGCAGATGATGGCTGGAACTTATGTGACCCACACTCCGGAGCTATTCGTGAGACTGTATCAGCCAAGTACTTGTGGCAGAAGATACTAGAATTGAGAATGGAAACAGGCGAACCGTATCTACATTTCATCGATACAAGCAATCGAACGATGCCTCAGTTTCAGAAAGATTTGGGACTGAAGATTCATCAAAGCAATCTATGCTCTGAGATCATTCTACCTACAAACGAGCAACGAACCGCAGTGTGTTGCCTTTCATCTGTCAACTTAGAACACTACGATGCATGGTCAAAAGACCCACAGTTTCTAAAAGACATGGCAGAAATGCTAGATAATGTGCTACAGTACTTCATCGATGAAGCTCCTGATACTGTAGCCCGTGCAATATTCTCTGCTACACAAGAACGTAGCATTGGTATCGGCGCACTAGGCTTTCATGCCTACCTGCAAAAGAAAAATCTTCCTTGGGAAAGTGCTGTAGCCAAGGGTGCAAACATGAGAATGTTCAAACTGATAAGAGGAAAGTTAGATGAAGCGAATTTACAACTTGGGAATGCTAGAGGTGAGGCTCCTGATGCGAAGGGCACAGGGCGAAGATTTAGTCATGTTATGGCTATCGCTCCCAACGCTAGTTCTAGTATTATTATGGGAAACACTTCGCCGTCCATTGAGCCATTTAGGGCGAACGCTTACAGGCAAGACACCATATCGGGTGCCTTCCTCAACAAAAATAAGCATTTGGATGGTCTTATTAAAGAGCGAATTTCAGCAGGTGAAAAAGTCGATTATGATGAAACTTGGTCGTCAATCATAGCAAACGATGGTTCTGTACAGCAACTGTCCTTTTTGACTGATTGGGAAAAGGATGTGTACAAGACAGCTATGGAGATTGATCAACGCTGGGTGATTGAACACGCGGCTGATCGACAGAAGTTTATTGACCAAGCGCAATCACTCAATCTATTCTTCCGCCCTGATGTGAACATCAAGTACCTACATGCTGCACACTATCTAGCGTGGAAGCAAGGTCTGAAAACGCTGTACTACTGTCGTTCCGAGAAGTTGGGTAAGGCAGACAAGGTGTCGAAGCGAGTTGAGCGACAAATAATCAAAGAAATTGATATGCAGAGTTTGATTGATGAAGACAATTGTGTGGCGTGTGAAGGCTGAAGTAATTGCAGATGCTATCCCCCACGATAAACGCATAGCCGTTTCAGTATCAGGTGGTTGGGATAGCGCGGTGCTGTGGCACATCGTGTATAACGAGTGCAAGAAAAGAGGACAGGAGTGCAAACCGTACACTGTCCCTAAGATAGATGGTGCTCAAAGATGGGCTAATGAAGTCATAAAGCAATCTGGCTATGAAGGTGAAACTACACTTGTAGGCAGCGTCACTGCTGAAGATGTATCTAGGTATGTGAGAAGTGGGCTTTGGGAGATCATCAAAGACAATCACGCTGATGTAGTATATGTAGGTACGAATAAGTATTATGATGGCATGGCACCTGAGCATCAGCGGCAGCATCCTAGCAGCTGGGGAGCAGAGCATTTATGCATTCAGCCCTTCTTTGATTACACTAAGGATGTAACGGTACAATTAGCCTTTGATTTAGGCATTGCGTATGATATAATGAACATCACGCATTCTTGCACTGAGAAAGATGAGGGTAGATGCGGGTACTGCCCTTGGTGCAAAGAACGTGCATGGGCTTTTAACGAAATTGGGAGGAAAGATGAAGGTATTAATTAAATCACGCGACGATTGCAAATTTTGCACTGAAGCTAAAATGTTTCTACAGGGTATGGACATTGAGTATACTGAGGAAGAACAGCCTGAGGGTAGAGTGCCTCAAATCTACATCGATGATGAGTTTATCGGTGGTTACACCGAACTGATCGAATGGGCAGTAGAAAACTAGAAACTATAAATACGTTGCTCGTTATGAACACTAACATCGAAAGGACACATATGGCGAAGAAATTAAATCTACAAGATAACCGAGATTACTTTAAACCTTTTAACTATCCATGGGCATATGACGCATGGCTAAAGCATGAGCAATCACACTGGTTGCACACCGAAGTCCCTATGGCTGAAGATGTCAAGGACTGGAAGAATCGACTAAATGAAGCTGAGAAGGGCTTCCTAACGAACATCTTTAGATTTTTTGTACAAGGCGATGTTGATGTAGCAGGTGGGTATGTCACAAACTATTTACCTTACTTCCCACAGCCTGAAGTACGCATGATGTTGTCAGGATTCGCTGCCAGAGAAGCACTGCACGTTGCAGCATACGCACACTTGATTGAGACCTTAGGGATGCCGGAGAGCACCTATAACGAGTTTCTAGAGTATGATGCTATGAAAGACAAGCATGATTACTTCACTAATTTAGCAAACACTAATGGCACAAAAGAATCTGTAGCAACCAATATCGCAGCATTCTCTGCATTCACTGAGGGTATGCAATTATTCTCCTCTTTCATTATGTTGTTGAACTTTCCGCGTCATGGTAAGATGAAAGGCATGGGTCAGGTCATCACTTGGTCAATTGTTGATGAGACAATGCATGCTGAGTCAATGATCAAACTGTTCCGAACATATGTAGAAGAGAACTTAGATCTATGGAACGACGATCTAAAAGGTAAGATCTACACAATTGCAGAACAGATGGTTGAACTTGAAGAGAAGTTTATCGATCTCGCCTTTGCGTTGGGTCCAATGGAAGGCCTGACTCCAGAAGATGTTAAGAAATATATCAAGTATATCTGTGACCGCAGATTGATAAGTCTTGGACTTAAGGGCATTTACAAAGTGAAGAAGAATCCTCTACCATGGGTAGAAGAGATGATCAATGCGCCTACGCATACAAACTTTTTTGAGAACCGAGCAACTGATTATGCTAGAGGTGCATTGTCAGGTGACTGGTCAGATGTGTGGAACGCGGCGTGAAGACAAGATTATTAGAATGCGAGGCATGCGAGTCCTCATTTTGTATCGAGCATACAATGGATGATAAATTCTATCCAGTTGAGTGGTGCCCGTTTTGCGGTGCATCACTTGACATAGAAGACTCGATTGATGAGGATTGGTTAGACCCAGACGAGACTGTTGAATCCTAAGAATATATTGAAATACTCTTTTTCAGCAGTGATTGACTATAAATAAAAGTTTAAACTGTAGGAGATTGATTCAATGAATGGAAAAGGTAGCACCCGGCGTAAGGCATTTGTAAATAACGAAACGTTTGCAAACAACTGGGACGAGATATTTGTTAAAGACAAGACTTCCCACATACGAGATGAGCAGAATTTTAAATTTAAACAACAAGATCTCACGGAACTGAACGGCGACGGCAATCGTGAGCGTGGTCGCTATGGTGAAGATGAGTCATAGTATGAGGTAATATGAGCGAAAAATATTGTGCAATGCCTTTCAAGTGGGCAGTGTTTCTACAAACAGGAGAGCAAGTGATATGCAATCCTACATGGGGGACACACCCTAAGCTGTCAGGCGACACAATAGTTGAGCGTTTCAATAGCCCTGAGATCAATGCAATCAGGGAGAGCGTACTCGACGGCTCATATAGTTACTGTGGCGACAACTGCCCTTACCTGAAAACATACAGGGAGGGTGGTTCTCCTCGAGTCTTCTATCCTAAAGAAGCACTGCAAATTGAAGAATATCCTAGCGCAGTAGAAATGTGCGAGGATGATGTTTGCAATCTAGCATGCCCTACATGTAGAAACGATTTCATATTAGAGAGCAAACAGCAGAGAGACTCCTACGACGAGGTTCAGGAGTTTTCTGACAAGATAAAGTTTCTAGCAACTACAGCTTCGGGCGACCCTCTTTACAGCAAAAAATCATTTGAGATGCTAAAGAACATTAGCAGAGAAACTTACCCACAACTGATGCAGATACGAATGCATACCAATGGGCTGTTGCTGATGCAGAAGTGGGAAGAGATCAAACATTTAGCAGAAGATTTTATCCTAGACCTAAACATATCTATGGATGCTGCACGTTATGACACATACAAGGTAGTGCGCAAGGGAGGCAACTTCGACTTGCTCATGCGCAACCTAGAATTCATGAATGAAAAGTCCGTCGGCAATCTTACAATATGGTACTGTGTGCATGATTTGAATTTCAGAGAGATACGAGAATGTTATGACCTAGTGGAACGCACACTGACCAATCACAATGTTAAGTACAACTTTTTTAATGTAGAGCATTGGTCGCAAGATCCTGCACTATACAAGCGTCAGAAGGTTGACAACTTACTGCACCCAGATCACGCTGAGTATCAGGAACTTGTGACACAGTTTAAAAATGATCTAGCATCTGAGATACAATCAGGGAAAATTGTACATAATCTATAGCAATAAATAGTGCATTACACTATGAGATTGTTATGGCAAAGAAGAAGAAAGAGAAGCAAGTACACCGCGTCTATTGTACATACTTTCCCAACGGTGATTACTATATAGGTTATAGTGGCAAGACGCAGAAACTTTATGAGAAATACTATGGCTCATCCAAATATGTGCTACAGTATGAAGGTGAATTAGTGAAAGAAACTATTGCTGAATTTGAAATGAAGTCCTGGGCTAAGATGCAGGAGTTTTTGTTACAATGGCAGCAACGACACGATCCTAAATGTTTGAATTCAATGTTGAATATCAGACTAAACAAAGAGCCACTCGCTAACTTTGTTCCTATAGACTGGAGCCCGAAATGCCATTTATAATCTTGCTTGCAATATCCGCCCTCGGAGTTTCCGCTGTAGCTGGGTACTTTTCTATCGTAGGTCTGATGGCTATTTTCCCTGCTGCGGCGTATTCTATTGCAGCAATGGGTGTAGTGTTAGAGGTTGCTAAACTAGTAACAGCATCATGGCTGTACCGAAACTGGGAGACTGCAAACCTACTGATCAAACTATACTTTGTGCCAGCAGTTATTGTACTGTCCATTATCACATCTATGGGCATTTTCGGCTTTCTATCTAAGGCTCACATTGATCAAGGCATTGAAAGCGGTGATGCGACTGCGAAGATAGAACGGATTGATACTCGCATAGCATCAAACGATAAAGAGATACAACGCGCACAGACTACCCTAGACAACTTCGACGCGACACTAGATCGATACACTGAGCTAGGCTATGTGACAAGAGGATTGGACGCGAGAAACGAACAGAAAGAAGAGCGCACGGCAATGCGAGCTATAATCGATGCGGCTGAAGATGCAAATGATTTACTCTATGACACTCGCTCGGAGTTACAGTCTGAAGTACGAGCGTTTGAAGTAGAAGTAGGACCTATCAAATACATAGCAGACCTGATATATGACAATGGCAGGGAGAATCTAGAGGCGGCAGTCAGGGCAGTCATCATTGCGATAGTACTAGTGTTTGATCCTCTTGCTATTCTACTAGTGGTTGCTGCTAATATGCAGTACATGGCGCACACAGGCGGTCGTATAGAGTTTTTATCGCTTAGTGACGATGCAACAGAAGCTGAAATGATGGTAGAGCCTGAGCCAGAAGCATCCTCAATGCGAGACGAAATCATGGATGAAGACAAGGCGCTATTGACTAAGGTAGCAAACGGGGTATCTCTCAACCCGGCTGAAAGAAAGAAGCTAAAAAACTTAGATTGGTTGGTTGACAGGAAAAGCTAAATTATGTGGAATTATGATGATGTAAACTTTGTGAATATAGAACTGTCCAGCCTCTGCAATTCTATATGTGCTTGGTGTCCTCGATATGAGGACATGTCCAGCGTTGTCAACAAACAACTTAAACCTACATACATAACCTTTGATCAATTCAAGGATTGGTTTCCTGCTGACTTTTGTGCCCGCATTGACAACTGGACCTGCTCTGGTGATTATGGTGATGCTGGAACAAACCCAGATCTGCTGCTGATACTAGATTATGTGCTGACACACAACCCTGAAGCCTCAGTGCATCTTAATACCAACGGGGGTATGCGCAATTCCAATTGGTGGGGCGAACTAGGAAAACTATTCTCACACCGAGAGCAGCGCAAGATGATATTCTCCATCGACGGGCTAGAGGATACAAATCATCTTTACCGCAGAAATGTCAAGTGGGATAAGGTAATGGCAAATGCTGGAGCGTTTATCGACAACGGCGGCAATGCATACTGGGACTTTTTGATATTCAAGCACAACGAGCATCAGGTAGCGGACGTAAGGTATCTAGCGTGGGAGATGGGCTTCCTAGATGTGACTGTGAAATATCCTAAGGGATTTGAGAAAGGCAACATGAAAGTCAAGGATGCCGACTACAATGTGCTGTATGAATTAGAACCGATTGATGAGAGCTACATACAAAATACATACCCTGCAACCCCTCCTAATTATAAGGCAGAAGATGTTCAATACATTACAATCAAAGAAAAGGTAGAAACACGGTATGCAGACACACCAGGAGACATCAAATGCTTCTCACATCGTAATGGTGTTGAGATACGCATAGCCGCTGACGGCACAGTGTACCCTTGTGTGCATTTCGGACATCTGAGTATGCACCCAAGATTCAATCAATTGTTCCCGAAAGCACAGATGATTGACATATTCAAGGACAAGCGATTGTCTCTGCATGACAGATCTCTTAAAGAAATACTCGCAGACGACCCTTATAAATGGGTGCATGATAGCTGGGAGTCTAAATCCTGTGTTGTCTGCTGGCAGAACTGTGGGGTGTCAACAGACAAGCAAACGGTAATGGAACAAATATATCAAAACGAAGGAAAAATTCATGGCACAGTCTAAAATTCTAATTGTCGGCGGTGGTTCTAAATTTGGCGCACAGTTGGCGACAACAGCAAAAGAATACGGTGATGAGGTCCACGTTATTACAGGCAATACGGATATTGAAGCTGACCGAGTTATACCTGTTAACTGGCATCATGTATCAACAGGCGATATCATACCAAAGATTGACAAGGATTATGATGTAGTGGTGTTCAATCAAAATGGTGGGGGGTCGCCTAATGACATCGTACAAGAAAACGTACAACTAGAACATTGGAACCGTGCATTCTTTAACAATGTACAACTATCATATTATATCGCACAATACATAGAGGTTACAGAGAACTCTAAAATTGTTTGGATGTTATCTCCAGTGCTACACCCAAGTGCAAGAACCGATGGTTTCATTCTAGGTGGTTACGCGGCGGATAAGGCATATAGCTATCACATGATGAAATCATTCTCTACCCAGAAGAGTAAAAATTACTATGGTCTAGCGCCAAAACACTTCGGCAACTCGCCGTTCTTTGCGCCTGTAATGTATGAAACTATAATGAAACTAACCTCAGATAGGTCAGGTAAACTGTTGAATGAAACCGGTGAACCGTGGAGCTAACTTTTCATGGCGTAGAGTGGGAAACGATTAACAATTCTTTCTCTGATCGATACATGTCTCTGTTGGAAAATCAACTGTGGGAGTCTGAAGAATACTATGAGGATGATGTCAGGCTAGAGTCAATTGAAGCCGAGATTCATGAGACCTGCAATGAGTTGGATATCGTGTATACTGATATTAATACGTTGCATGAAGAAACGGTTGATAATAGAGCTAACAATCAACTGTACTCTAAGCTGAATGACTTGATTCACTATTATGAGAGAGTCGAGCAATCCTATCCTCCCAGATGGGGATACAGAAACGGCAACTCAGCTATAGAATTGCAGGATAGTGATTACGATTTCTTTACAGTAGATAGAAAATACGGATACCTGTATGTCATGTATCCTCATGTCGCAAGGCATTTCGCGGAAGCAGTAATGTCTGATGATCCTCATGGTACGATTGAACCACAGACTCTAGCGCGACCAAACTTTTTCTGTTGGTTGGGATCAGATATGATAGTTGAGGACAAGTTTATGCGCCGCGCAAAGAACTTTATTGATAAATATGATTTATCTTATGACCTGACAGATAAGACATTGGCAGTAGGGTACATCCCTTTTGCAAGACTGAGAAAGGATGTGCCCAATCTACAAGAGAAATTGCAATGGATCAAGTGATTAATTCCGAATGGTCAAACACTTTATTGACATGGTGTTGCATTCTAGTTATAATGATACACTCAATTAAACGGAGATAGAAGATGGGTATCAAAGAAACGCGCGATGAACTAATCGCTCTACTACAGGCTGGTGAAGTCACGATCAACTTCCAAAAAATGGATGAAACTGAGAGAGAATTTGTTGCTACATTAAAAGAAGGTGATGTTCCTGCTTTGACTGAAGCAAATGATTCTAACTCTGATAAAAAGAAGCGTGACGATCAGATTGTGGTATGGGTTCCTGCATTGCTTGGTTGGAGAACGGTCAAATTAGACCGAATCAACTCAATTACTGCTTGACATTAGACTCCTGTTACTATATAATACATAGTAACAATCAAAGGAGTCCATCATGGCACGACAAAGACAAGAACCAGAGCAGAAAAAGGTACGCAAAAAACGCAAGCCGATGACTGTTGAACAAAAGGCAGCTGCCGTTGAACGTCTAGCTAAGGCTAGAGCAGCGCGGCAAGCTGCTAATCCCCCTCAGTACAAAAACATTCACCCTAAGGTCCTTGCATTGGATGAAGACGATTCGCTCTCATTCAACAAGGTCCGTGAGTGGATCAAATTCAACAAAGATTTGCTATCATCTCACGGGCGCGAGATACGATCAGGAATAAAAGGTGCTGAAGCTAAGGCTGCATCTGTTTCTGCCTACATCAATGCTATGAACGCATATTTGCAAGGCGGTGATTGGATTGATAACTATTACGGCAGAGACCGAGAGCATAGAATGACATGGCGATCTGTTGCTATGGCATACTACCCTGATGGCGAACCTAAACGTACTAAAGGTATCTATTATCCTGATGTAGGATATGTCTGGGGTGAGCAGCCTGAAGGTCTTGAGGAGTTAATGGCATGATAGTAGTAGATTTCAATCAAACCGCGATTTCGACCTTCATGGGCGAGATTCGCGGCAGAACTGATGTTGAGGTAAATGTACCTCTGTTACGACACATGATTCTGAATGCCATACGTGGATACAAGACTAGGTTCGGCAATGAGTTTGGTGATCTTGTCATCGCATGCGACAATCGACACTATTGGCGCAAGAAAGTGTTCCCTTACTACAAGGCCTCCCGCAGAAAAGTGCGCGACGATTCAGGCTTTGATTGGCCTAGCATCTTTGAAGCACTGAACGCGATACGCAATGAGATAGATGAGTTCCTACCTTACCCTGTGATCGATGTAGATGGTGCTGAGGCTGACGATGTTATCGGCGCACTAGCGGCGTACAGTCAAACCGCTAAAGAAGGCGTGTTGTTCGAGGAAGCTGAGCCGTTATTGATTATATCTGGTGACCATGACTTCAATCAATTGCAGAAGTGGCCAAACGTGCATCAATACTCACCTGTCAAGAAAAAGATGATAAAGATTGAAGAATCGGCACATGCTATTTTGATGGAACATATCATCCAGGGTGACAAGGGTGATGGTGTGCCTAATATCTTGAGCGACGATGATACCTTTGTCACTGATAAGAGGCAAAAGCCAATTCGCAAGGTTCTATTGGCTGAGTGGAAGAAGATGTCACCCGAGGATTTTGTGACAGGTGATATGGCTGCTGGCTATGTGCGCAACAAGCAACTTGTAGATCTAAGCATGACTCCAGCGGATATAAAGGAAGAGATTATATCGTCATATCAACGGCAACTAAATAAAGATAAGGGTCAACTCTTAAATTATTTTATTAAATACAAATTGAAAGGCATGATTGATGTCGCGGAGGATTTCTAAGAATGAAGTTTAGACAAGTGGACGAAGGGTTTGAATGGGTATTCAAAGCTGAAGGTGTAGACGCACAGGTAGCAAGGCTCAAGCAATGGGCAGAAAACAACCAGACCTTGGTGTCTATCGTGCGATGGGGTGTTGGAGCGCAAAAAGTTGACTGGGGGCTGCCCAGCGGTATGCCAGATACAATCAAACTGGATGAAGATATCCCTGCAGGAATGAGTGATACAACTATCCAGATGGAATGGAGACGTATAAATGCATTCTCTGATCCTAATGGCAATATGCAAAAGCTGGTTGATTGGAAGCGAGAGGCTAACTGGATGCAGGTATTGGAAGGCTTACATCATATGGAAGCTAAGTGGTTGACGGCTGCTAAAGACGGGACGCTGCTAGAGCTATGTCCTCAGTTAGAGACTCTGTTGCCCGCATTGGGTATAGAGGAGTATAATGTCCCTGTAAAAAAGAAACCGCGAAAGAAAAGGTCTCCAAAGAAATCAGTCGCCTAGTCAGGGCGATATGGGTCATAGTAACGACCCCATTGCCAATCCGCTGGTAGCTCAAATCCATCTAATTCAACGAGATGCATTTTGCCAGTGGGTTCGACGCACCACTTTCGCTTAGATCTACTGTAGGCTGATTCACGAATCTTGCGTATTGTAGAAGGCTTATGCTTTCTACCGTACATAGGGTTAAACTCACCTCGACGGGTGCCTTTCATAGTCTTGGATACTTTATCTCGGAACTCCTGACTGCGCCCTTTCTGCACTGCTGGGTGATTCTCTCCTAGCTTGGCTTCTCTAATACGTTGTCTTCCTTCTGGAGTGTGCCAAGCTGTCCTGTCTCTACAGCGGTCTACAATAGGAAGGTTTTGCTTGTTAGCAATGATCACATAGTCTCGCACACCTTCTACAGTGGACTGCTTGATGATCATCTCGCGTGGCTTGGGGACCTCTTGTAGGGTGTTTTCATCGACAATCCAGTACTCGGATCGCGTCAGGAAGAGAAAAAACCTGCTTGCTCTAGCCATATTGTATATACTCAAATCAATGGTTATTGCATATTTATATAACAAAAGGATCTAAAAAAAGGCGAAAAAAAGGTTGCGAAGGGCACCAATATAGCATATAATAGTGTTTCAAAAGTCGAGTTGAGAGAGAAAATATGATTATATCAACACAGATAGCCCGAGCATTCAATAAAGCAGTAACCAGTACTGAGAACCTGTGGGAAGATGGATCAGTTAATTGGAACTATGTGGATGCAGATGTACACATGAACATGCTGGGCAAAGCGCCAGACAACTATACAGATCAGTTTGATTACCTGGCTGATTGCTACACTGGTTACGTCAGTCCAGCAGACCGCATAGTACAGCTCTGCTGACTCTAGGCTGCTCCGAGTCTCAGGTTCTTAGAATTTCAATTGCTGCAATGAAAAGGCTTTAAATATGTACTACACTCACACGGTCAACCCTATTGGATGCTTCACTGAGAAGGATCATGGACAGTACTTTGAGTACTCTAATAACACTGATAGGGTAGAGAACTGTAGCGAGTGGTGCTGCTTTCCTCATCTAGTGTGGGTCGGTGACACGGCTGGTGGTGCTCCTGGCTATCGTTATGCGACTGTCAAAAAGACCGTTGCTTACATCGTTGTGGACGAGGACGAGTCCGGTCGCCCAGTCATTGAGAAATGGCAACTAAAGAAAAACAACCCTTACGAGGTGCTCGAGGTGACTAACCCAGAGCTTATTCTGGACCCTTCTAAGCCTGCTTATATGATCAGAACGTTATAAGCATATAACAAAAGGTTCTAAGAAAACGTGATAAAAAGGTTGCGTTTAGGGTCAGATTGTCATATAATAGTAGTTCAAAAGTTGAGAGAGAAAAGTTATGCGATATACGAAAAAAGAATTTCTTCAGTTGCTAGAAACAAAACTCAAGTCTGAGGTATGCCCTATTCGCATCGCACAACTTGAAATGAAGATATTCAAATTAAAGTTGGAGTCAGCAGTTATGGTGTAGCGTTACGGCAGGAGCGCGGCTGTGTCGATACCGCGCATGACTGTTTCTTTTTTTATTGTTAGGATGTGAATTTTATGGCTTATATATCAGCAACTGAAGTTAAGGCGATTCGTGAAGAACTCAAGAAGGAGTTCCCTAAGTATCGTTTCTCGGTTCGTAAATCCTCTGGCGGACTAGCCGTTTCCGTCTCTCTCACTAAAGGGCCCAAGGGTCTGCTAGAAACTGTCGGTGAGCAATTCACTGGCTCTGGTTTTCAGTCTATCAACCACTATCATACGAACATGTATGGCGAGTACAAGGGTATGTTTGACAAGATCCTTACCACTATCAAGTCTGCCCCTGCTAAAGTGGGTCGCGGTTGGTATGACAACTCCGACGCAATGGTCGATTACTTCGACACTGCTTTCTATATACATATGGAAGTAGGCCGATACGGCAAAGGGTACACAACGGTTTAGGAGATACAATGAAAAAATTAGCAATTGCCGCGGTAATCATCGCGGCTTTAGGTGTTTCACAATCAGTAGAGGCTAGTAGCACTAGTGACAAGGTTGCTATCGGCGTTACTGGCATCCTAGTTGGTAAGTGGTGGAGCGACAGGCAGTCGTATAGTCCAGCGTACTCTGGCTATGAGGAATACTCTAGCATGGGTTATTACAGTTCCTCAGGAACATGGTATCCCTTTGATAAGCGGTACCCTCGTTTCAGATGTCGAGGCAACCGCATAGATTGTGCATACCAGATGGGTGTGTATGAGCGAGAACGCGCAGCCTTTAACGAAGCAAAGCGTCAGGCGTATGAGTGCGGTAGATGGGGCAGGTGTAAATGATTGTACTAACTGACATAGACGGATGTGTACTTGACTGGGAAGAAGGCTTTACAGTATGGATGGATCATCGCGGTCACACCCAGGTTCCTGGATACAAGGAGCACTACGGCATCGACACTCGGTATGGCATGGAGAAGTCGTTGTCAAAGAAACTAGTCGAGCAATTCAACTCTTCGGCTGCAATAGGCTTTCTTCCTCCGCTCCGTGACGCGCAGTACTATATCAAGCTGCTGCACGAAAAGCTACAGGTCAAGTTTGTAGCGGTCACTAGCCTAAGCGACGATCCTTATGCAAAGAAACTGAGAGAGCGCAACCTTGCTAAGTTATTTGGCGATAACACTTTCGAGGAAGTTATATGCTTGCCTTGTGGTGCTGACAAGGATGATATCCTCGAGGAGCTACAGGCAAAGTATGCTGACAGTATCTGGATCGAGGACAAAACTACAAACGCTAGGGTAGGTGCTGCTCTAGGTTATGAAACTTTATTGATCGAGCATAAATATAACATGCACGACCAAGGAGACTTCACTCTGGTGAAGGGCTGGGAAATGATTTACAACTATATAGAGGTAAACTATGAGCGTTTATGCACTGGAACAGTTTGAATCTTTTTGTCGCAAGATGTACCATAGGAACTGCGAGGAGCGCGGTGAATGGGGTGATGAATTATTGACCTACGAGGAATACACGAACAATAATCGTGGCTTCCTAATTCACATTTACGAGCAACTGGAAGATGAGTCTTTCGGTGAAGCATTAAAAAAAGGGAGCCTTAAGGAATGGATGAGATCACTCTAACTGCAATAACATTTACCTGCACTTTCATATCGTACTACACAGGCAGATACTTCGGTGGTGCCAAAGGTCAGGCTGTAGGCATGGCTATTGTTATGTGCTGGCTAAAACAGCGACCTGAATCTTGGGCGAACTGTGAGAAGGACTTCTACAGGGATATGAGAAACCTCTAAATGGAAGACTTTTATTATTACGCCAGTGGACAGGAAGTCGAACCTTATTCAGCTAAATTCATAGAGTCCGACACGGAACTACGGTACGAATTCAACAAGGAAAACGAACCAGAAGAGCTTCTAGCCAATGGCTGGGAAGAGATGTCTAACGGCGAGTATCCCTGGAGTATAACAAGTCCCCTTGATCATGACACCGTGGACATTAGGTATCGAATCAACAAACACGGATTCCGCTGCAATGAAATGCCCTTTGCTGCTGCACCACGCGCGGTGATCGCATTAGGGTCTAACATGGCTTTCGGTGTAGGCGTACCAGAACCCATGACTTGGCCTCATCTAGTGGCTAGTAAGCTAGGGCATCGTGCAATCACACTAGCTAAACCCAATTCGTCGCTAGAATCGCAGTATAGGCTGCTTCTCGCGTGGTTACCGCAGCTACAGTCGGAGTATGTAGTATTGCAGGAGCAGCATGACTCCTTGAGCCAATGGGAGCGATTTGAGGGTGAGGAGCTTATAAGCGAATTCATCCCAGGTGATGTGCGACCAATGGAAAAGATTAGACGGGACATGGTACTCAGGGCTATGCAATCATTGTGTAATCAGTTTAACTCTACCTTTATTCACATATCTCCTGAGGTAGAACTACTCGACGAGCCTGACTACGGCAGAGACCTAATGAGTCCTGGTAGAAGGCAGCATCGATATGTCTCATACCAAGTACTGAAGCGCATGGGGCAACTTGATTGATAAAACGCCCTCGAAGTATGCTATTCGGATCTGAACCTTGTAACTACAACTCTGCATGGATGACAGGTGATACCGAGGAGATGTATCTCAACCAAGACCGTGATGCACTGAAAACTCACGGCTGGGATAACAAGGCTAAAGCATACAGCCTAAATTACACTACCAATGAGTATGGCTTCAGGGAAGAGCGAGACTACCGACTCCAAGGCGACATGGCTCTAGGCTGTAGTTTCACATATGGCATGGGAGTGCATAAGGAAGACACTTGGCCTAGTATGTTGGGGGGACTGACTGATAGACACATCTACAACTTCGGTATGCCTGGACATGGGCTGATGGGCGCGTTTCGTATAGCGATGCATTTTGCTCTACTGCTCAAGCCCAAGAATGTCTATATCCTAGCTCCAGGGTTTGATCGCATAGAGTATTTTTACCCTCACGATTCTACTTGGGCGCCACACGGGGGTTGGAGTGACCCGTCTGATGAAGTAGCCATGACAATGTTGAGTCAGGAGAATGCCTTTTTACTAAACTCCACGGCTCTATGTGGCATCAAGGGTATTTGTGACTCAATTGGTGCTAACATGTATATGATACACCCTGCTATTGGAACGCAAGGGGGACACGCTATTGGCGTTATGGGTAGAGACCTAGTACACCCAGGTAGACTGGTTCAGAAGGAGTATGCCAAGCTGTTCGTTTCTGCTGACCCCTGGACATTCACACATCAAAACATCGGAGCGGCATTCACACTACCCGATCCTACGCACTCTCCTGTACTCTTTCCTGAGTAAATCCACATCGCTGTATATACGAAAAAGTTATAAGCATATAACAAAAGGTTCTAAAAAAAGGTGAAATAAAGGTTGCGAAAGTCACCAATACCTAGTATAATAGTGTTTCAAAAGTTGAGAAGAAAAGGAAAATCATATGACACTATCAGAAGGCTTAGTAGCTCAGATCTCAAAAGAGGCTCTGGAATTGATGGAAGGCGAGAAGCTAACTGCTCTTGTCCCTTCTTCATCGTGCTACTCCTCAATGCAGAGTGAGTATTGGTTAGAAGGTCGTCCTGCTGTTCAGGTCGCGATTCAACGTTTAACTGCTGAGTATTTCAGCGTGGAGAGTGTGTAATGGAAAAGCAACTACAAAAGCTGGTTGAGGAGATCAACAAGGACTACCTAAGATTCATGCCGCCCACGTCTGAGGTTCGTGAGAAGATGGCCTCTGAATTTGTAATGTCGCTTGAGATTCTTGAAGGTCGTAAGTACTACAAAATCATCAAGGGAGGTTCTGTGTGGGGCTTCGTTGTCAAGGTCGCGGACTCTAAGTTCAAGGCTGGAGATCTGCTCAAGGCAGCGTCCTGGGCTGCCCCTGCTCGTAACAAGGCTCGTGGCAACATCCTCGAGGGTGACTACAGCTGGGTTCGTTGGACTGGTCCCGAGTATCTTTAAGGAGAGTAGTATGATTATATTTGAAGGTGATTTTGTACGCAGACAAGGACAATCGAAATGGTTGGAAGTTGTCTGCGTTGTGGATGAAATGCATATTCAACTCAGCGATGGGGCTTATGTAAGGGTAAGTGAGCGATCTATTAGTCAGGTCTTGAGTGCAACGGAATACAATGAGGAGGTGGCGTAATGAATATATCAACAGAGGTTGTAAATTCGTTCAACGAAGCAGTAATAAATCCTGAGAATATTCGGGACGGCTTAATCGATTGGAACTATGTGGACAGTGATGTGTTCATGGATATGAAAGATGCTGACCACCTGAGCGTCTCGGACATTAATGACCAACTCGATTATCTTATTACTCAATATGAACAGCAAAGTGAGGTAACGGTATAATGTTTAAATTGTTTCAAATTCGTCCAAGCCGTGAGCAGTGTGACCGAGTCAATGAGTTAGGTTGGACTCAGGCGTTTGAGGAGATGCCAATCATTGAGGCATGGCAAGCGGTTGGGCGAGGTGGTTCTGAGGCTTATGTCACGGAATACGACCAGTATTTTGAGCATGTCGCGGACATCGCAGTGGATTCTTTGGAAGCGGCATTTGATGCGCATAACATGGAAGACGAGTCCAAGATCACTCGCTACCGACCACAGCACAGCATGTCCGTTGGTGATGTTCTGGTGGATGAGTTTGGTGGTGTTCACATGTGCGACAATATCGGCTTCACTCAAATCATGTCCTCTTTCATCGGATCGAATCAAAAGGTAGCCTAAGGGAATGTTCTATATTCATGTGGAAGGCGGAACTCAAATGATGCGGCATCTAGCTCAAGATGCCGTTGTCTACCTCATGAGCAAAGAACTACCGAGAAAGCGGGTACTCAACCTGGATATCGAGATTAAAAATATTCGCAAAGAAGGCTGTCATGGCATGATAGATTCTTGGAAAGATCGAGGGAAACCTTACTCTATCATAGAAATAGACAATGGCAAGGACATGAGCCTTTATGATTTTATCGAAGTCCTCTGCCACGAATTCGTACACATGATACAGTTTCTAGACGGCAGATGGGTACAGAAGGAAAACAAAATATACTGGAAGGGGAGTGATCTCACGGATATGGCATACTACAAACAACCGTGGGAAAAAGAGGCATTCGCCCGCCAGAAGCCATTAGCCAAATACATTCTAAGAGAAGAGCTAGGTATCACTCTCAAAGAGGCAAAACAGATTAAAGTCCGAGGCTATAAATACTTCACTTGACAAGGAATTCCTGAATGGCACGCACAAACCGTAAGAAGCCTTATCAACCTAAGCGGAAACAATACATCTCGCTATCAACGCTCGTATCGGAAATGACACAAGAAGGCGTATTCATCGACGTATTCGACGGTATCAGCATAGAGGCAAACGGCTATAGGTACGGCATGTATGATTCTACAGTATCAATGGAACCCGTGACCGCTGTTGAAGAGGTGATCGTAGCCAAGGTAAAGCCTAAGAATAAACCCAAGAAAGCCCCAAAAAAGAAGGATCAATGATATGGCATACAGCGATAAAGTAATGGATCACTATGACAATCCACGCAACGTCGGTAAGCTAGACGCTGCGGATCCTAATGTAGGTACGGGTATGGTAGGCGCACCTGCTTGTGGTGACGTAATGAGACTTCAGATTGTGGTTGAGGAAGGTATCATCACTGACGCTAAATTCAAAACGTATGGATGCGGAAGCGCAATCGCTTCATCCAGCCTGTTAACGGAATGGGTCAAGGGAAGGACTTTGGAGTCTGCATATACAATAAAGAATACGGAGATCGCAGAAGAACTAGCCCTCCCACCAGTAAAGATACATTGTAGCGTATTAGCGGAAGATGCTATCAAGTCAGCAATAGATGACTATCAGTTAAAACAGAATACGCTCAAGCAAGATGCGGTTGATACATGGATGAGGGATATCAGATGGTAACATTTACACCCAGGAAAAGGACATGATTTATTATATTTTGTTCGCTTTCATAGTAGGGTTCTATATAGGAAAGATTAGATGAAATACGCGGTAAAGTATCCATTTAATGACGAATACCTGTATGTGATACACGGAGACAGTAAGTTTCAGCTAAGACCCATACTCTTTGACAGTATAGAGGAAGCAGCGGATCTAGCAGATGTGTGGGGTGAGGATGCTATAGTAGTCATAGTAAACATAGAGGATAGCGTATTAGGCTTCCTTTGTCAGTCAGGCATCAAGTCGGAAAGGTTATCGATAACGTTCTATACATGAGGTATTTCTATTTATGAGGGTGCAAAAAGAGCTGGTCTTAGTTCGTGGCTCCTATTCCCTAGGAAGTCAAGCCTTTTCTACAATATTCGGTAGAGTAGGTCCCTGTCAACCTTTTTCTGTAAGGTTCGGTAAGGAAGGCACCTGTCAAGTACCTAGGAGACCAAAATGATACGAAGAGCCTGTGCATACGCCTGGGAGGTATGGGCTAAGGCATTGGGGGAGAAGGCATCCGAAGACAGCCGCACCTCTGACCTAGTAGCCTTAGTTAGGACTGTCATAGTACTGGTTAACGTAGTATGTGCCTTATTCATTATGACCAATATCGTACATAACTGGTAAATAAAGGTTGACATCGTTTCTATCCTATACTATACTACGTCTGTTGCGTTAAAAGGAAGAACCTGATAATAGTATTAATCATTAAGGAGAACCGTATGTTCAGAGACTGGGGTAGAATAGAAATAGCATTGGTGGGACTGTACTTTGTCCTACCTATAGCGGTACTTTACGTTAACGGGATCATCGTGTTCTGACACGGAAATACCATAGCCCGTATTGGCCAATAGCCGTAGCCTAAGAGCCGAGACGGAGGCAGGGTGAGGGGGAAGTGAATTCGACTATGGAAAGTAGGAGGGGGTGCTCACATGACAGCACTATATACCCAGGCACATGTTAATCACTTGTAATTCGAACCTCAAAAAGTAGATCGCTTTTAAGAAATTTTTTCGCAGGAAAATTCGCGGCACAAAACAGCACCTATAAGAGACACACACAAAGGAGTATCCACTTGAAGATAACGGGCACACACCTAGGGATCTTCGTAATGATAACTTACTTTATACTGAACATTTGGATAGTGTATGAAAAAGAATCCGAAGACTCTGTTTCAGAGCGTAGTGATAGGAAACGGCAAGAGCCGTAAACAAATAGACCTGAACTCTTTACGACATCGCACGTATGGGTGTAATGCTATATACAGAGATTTTGATCCTGATGTTCTAGTCTCTGTAGACAACGGCATGATGCAAGAGATCTATACAGAATATACTGGGAATGCTTCTATACGTTTCAGAGTGTGGGAAGAGTTGCCTGCTGATACATACGGGATGTTTCCCACTACAGAGCCTTTGATAGTGCGTGGTGAGCCTTGTGCTATGTACACACTGAATGGTGCTCCATGGGGGACGCATATCACTTGGTGTGATAAAGACTTAGATATTCAGCGTATTGTGTTGCCTGGGTGTGAAGACTGGTCTACTGGTACTACAGCTATTCGGCTTGCCGCTGCTGAGTCTATTAGGGTCTATCTGCTAGGCTTTGATATGGGTAGCACATCAGCAGATGTGAATAATGTCTATGCCGGGACTCTGAATTATGTACCAGAAGGGCATTCTGCTTATGAGGTGTATGAACGGCGTAACTCTGCCGAAAACTGGCGTTCGCAGCACTGCCGTAACTTCGTTGAGTATCCTAATGTGCATTTCGTTATAGTCGGTGGTGGACTGAAGCCTGAATGGACTGATGAGTATCGTAACGTGTCGTATATGTCCATTGACTCTTTTAAGGACATCATGTGACCGTTTTATTGAAATAAAGGTTATCCTTTTACACCAAATAGACTATAATACTCGCATCAAAACAAAAAGGCATACTGCATCATGGCACAATTAACTTTAGACTTCGATGCTGGGGTGAGAGAAAATCCAATATTCAAGGCTTTTATTCGTCCTCAGTCACAACGCACGCCGAATCCTGCTGGCGAAGAACATCCCTTTCGTGCTAAATCACCTGCGATTTATGATCTCGGCAAAAATGCTGAGATGCTCAAGCAAGACCCTACGCACGAAGCGATGTTAGATGAATACAAAGCATCGGGGGCTAAGGTCAATCTTACCCGAGCGCCCAAGGTAGGCAGCGTTCGTTTAGGTGATATAAAGATTCACCCTCATATTCAGCGATATCTGGCTAAGGATCATTGCACTCGGATCATGACGCTTGGCTTTTTTGATCCTCAAATGATGGGAGTTGCTACTGCTATCTACACATCTGAAGATGAGTGGTATCTTTGCGACAAACAGCACACTCTTACATGTATCATACGTTTTATTCAGGAAGGTCTTCTAGAAGACTATGATGGAGACTGGGAAGACTATGTGATAAACATTTGGTACATTGAAACTGATGATATTGGTGTAGGTGTTCGTTGGTTCAGCCATCAGAACGGTTACAGTCAGAGACCGCAAGATAAATTTAAAACAACGCAAACTGCCGTTGTTCTTGCTGACCAGTACGGCAGCACAGTAACTGAGTTTGTTGAGATCGAAAGAAAGGTTGCAATTGCAGAACAAAATGATTGCTATGCGTCCCCTAAAGGCAAGAAATATGCAGAGGATCGCACGTTCACGCACGTTGAAAAATTCTTGAAAATGACCGAGGAGCAGAATAAAGCGTGTACTAATTGGTGTAACACATTTTTCCCGGATTATAAAATCGATTCACACGTTTTTACAATGTTCACCTATCTTTTTACAAAATATGATTTAGACGAAGAAATGATTCCTAGTGACAAGCTGCTTGAACAACTTGCGGGTATATTGCAGAAAGTCTTTGGTGACATGTTAGCGTTTAAAGGAGATTGCGACAAAGCATGGAAAGCCTTTAATAAGAAACTTTACAAAACTGAGAATCCTGGGTGGAAACATGAGGTTGTCCCTACTGTGCTGTTGCAATTATACTCTGACCTTGGGGGTGAAGAGTATGTCCCTCAGTACTTGCTAGATTCATATAATGTTGTGAGAAGGGCAAAAACATATAGAGTATCAGACTTCCTACCTGAAAGTACTAGGAAGGAACTAGATAAGTATCTTGAATCAGACGATAAGAGGGCAGCTTAATGCGTTACTTCTATATAGTGCAGAACCCTTGGGGTAGAGTAGGCTATGGTATAGCCGGCGATTACAAAGAACGAAATCAAGACTATATTGCTGGTATGGGTGAGTTATCTCAATTTCCTGTTGTGTTCGGGGGTACTCCTCATCATGTTACTGGCCTTGAGAAACATATCAAACGAAAGCGCCTATCTGATACTTGGACGGTAAGAACTCTAAAGGGTGACTGGTACACTGAATGGTTTGAGCGTGAGGTACCTCTAGAGGGCTTCATTGAATATGTCAAAGACACCATTGAGTTTATGCGCTATTCTCTAGAGGTTGTCGATGAAAACTATTGTTTCGGACATATCAAGTGAATCTACAGGATAAAGTTGAAGGGTTTTATTTTAGAAACGATTACTTTGCTATAGCCGCACCTACCAAGTGCGGTTCTAGCTCTGTTCGTCAGTATCTTATGAGCCACTACAAGCACAAGGGTGCATCAGCAGGTACTTTAAACTTACACAATAAATTGGAGCGAGAAAACTCAGATATATTGTCGCCGCATCTTACTTGGAATGACGGGTCTGTCCCTGCTGCTGTAGTAATACGAGATCCTATACATCGTTGGACTTCTGGTGTTATTGAAGCAGTTAAGTATATAACCGAAAATGGCATGGGAGGTAAACAGACGTTTGAGCAACATTGGAATGATCACGTGGGTCCTATGTTGATGCACTTTTCTAACGAACCGGTAGAATTCAAATACATATTACTAGAGAACTTACCACTGGTTCTACAGCATAATGTGCATATGAATAGAAGCGCAGTTGAAAATGATCTTTTTCTCAAGATTAAAAAGATCCGCGATCCTCTGGTTAGAATCTTATACGAGAAAGACAGAAAGTGGTTAGAAGAAGAGAAACGCATCTACGATGAGATGATTGGTACAATGGGTAAAGAGATGCCTACTTCACAAATGAGAGAGTTGATAAGGATGAGTAATGACCAGTGAGTTTGGAATTGAAGATCATGATCAGTTAGTTGAGCGTATTGATCATCCAATAGAGTATAATAGAGATTCGGTCTTTGCACTAGGCTGTTCGTGTACTTGGGGTGTCGGTATGGAGCGTGAAGACACTTGGGCAAGAATACTACAAGAGAAGATCGGACTACCTGTATACAATCTAGGAGTTCCTGGTGGAGGAGCGGATTCGGTATTCAGACAAATCTCTAGATATCTTCCTATCGTACAGCCGCGTATTGTCTGCATTCAAACACCATCAGACTTTCGACGCGAAGTGTTGCTAGAAAAGTCAACAATGAAGATCCTGCATCATGTTTCACCTTTCAGTGTGATCGGGGGCTGGAACGCTGAAGAGCGAGGCTTAGTTGACCTTTTAGGCAAAAAAGAACTTGCAATGAGCAAGAAAAAGAACTACTATGCTATCATAGAAATGTGTAGAAGGTATGGCGCTGAACTCAGAGTTATGCGATCTACTAACTTAGATGAGAATCCAAGGCATTTAGAGATGCACCCGACGGCTGCTGATGGTTTACATCCTGGTACAGCTTGGCACGTGGCAGTTGCAGATTTTTTTCTCAATTGCCCAACAGAAATAGATAGGATCTATGATTATGTCGATTAAGATATTGCAAGAAACAACCGATTGGGGCGAACAGAACATTCCCAATGGAATCTATCATATCAATGAGAAGGGTTGGCTAGTTGCCCATGAGAATGACTATGGACTCACTACCTTTAGCAAGCCCATGAAACAGTTTAGCAAGAGTCGCCGCACATTCAAACAGATAGGAGAATATGATGCTTAATACATATCGCGTCAGTAACAAGTACAAAAAGTCAGTTGAAGAAGTTGAAACTGTTTCTGACACTAAGGGTAGGTCTGTTTCTATTGCTACTCTCTGGCGTTCCGGTGATTTTTATATCACTCCTGTCAATGAAGAGGAAGAGATTGAGTTACTGGCAGAAGACCTTGACGATGCTTACGTTTTTGAAGTGACTGGGTACGTAGAGTGGGAACTTGATTCTACCTGGGATGGGTGTAGTGAAGATTACACTTTTTATGGCTTTACCGAAGAAGAGGAAGAAGCTCTAAGGGAACGCATTGACGAAGAAGGCTGGTATGATGTCTTATGCGTTGACGGCGATTTTGATACCGAAGATCTAAAAATCTTCATCCACAACGGTGTTATTGTTGAATTGGTAGAGGATACCGAATCTTGAAGATCATTGTTGACATGCTGAAGTTAGTGTGTCATAATGTAACCTGTAATGAAAGATCATTACTTAATTTAAAATATTGTCATGGAGATATATTATGACTGAAGTTGTAACAACGAAAACTGATCGCGTGTTGACTGCGTTTCAATCTGGTAAAGAATTGTCAGCTGGTGAAATCAGCAATCAATTTGGCGTGAAGAATCCTACTGCGATGGTGTCAAGCCTACGTCAGCAAGGTTTTCCGATTTACCTGAATGAAGGTTCTCGGGATTCTCGTGGTCGTAGTCGCGCATCACGGTATCGTCTAGGTACTGCTAGTCGTGCGGTAATTGCTGCTGGTTACAAGGCTCTTTCTCAAAAGAACCAATCTCAGTAATCTTGAGTGATAGGAGAGGGGGCGGCAACGCCCCTTTTTTGTATGGATAAATGGCAAAAAGCCCACATGGAAGTTGCAGAGACATACGCAAAGTTGTCTACTGCTAAACGCGCACAAGTAGGATGTGTGATTGTTAAAGACAGACGCATCATTAGTATAGGCTACAATGGCATGCCTAGCGGTTGGGACAATGTGTGCGAGTTTCAAGTAGTTATAGGCGGTTCATTCCAAGACGATATACCTACCAAATTAGTTACTAGAAAGGAGGTGTTACACGCAGAGACTAATGCTATAGCTAAACTAGCAAGGTCCTCTGAGAGTGGTGACGGGGCTGATCTGTACGTTACTAAACCACCTTGTATAGACTGCGCGAAGTTGATTTATCAGTCAGGCATCAGTAGAGTATTCTATAAAGGAAAGTATACTACTGTTGAAGGGATCGAATTCTTAGAGCAAGCTGACGTGGAACTTTTTAATTTCGACGATTAGTTGACTCTCACAATGTTGCCGCTCGTTCTAGCGTTTGTTGGTACTTTGTCTGTTACTACTATTCTACCTGCGCTGTCGCCTCTGCTAGGAGACTTACTATAGATCTTAGGTACGTTCTTGTTGTCTTTCGCTTCAGGATCAAATACTTGATCTTCTCTTCTTGCTCTTAAACGAAAATACAAATCATGGCTCTTAGCATATTCTTTTGCTTCAAACAGATCACCATTTCTAAACTCTAAGCAGTTTTTATTCTTATCATAACTTGATGTGGGATTCATACTTCCAATATACATGTAGTCTATAGGTCCCCCCATGTTTTTGTTCCCTACTACAATTTTTTCTTTGTACGTTACAGAAATTTTTCCGTACACATCCGGCACTTTATCACCTGGTTGAATTTTCTTCATCAGGTGCGCGAACACTGCTTTCATAAATCTATCTGCTAATCCAGGAACCGCTAAGTTTATTCCTTTCAACCCCCCACCCGCAAGCGAGGGAGCTGATTCACCTTTCATGGAAAGTCCTACAGTTTTTCCATTTTTCAAAACAAGATTAACGTCAATATAAGGTTCAGAACCAGATACTTGTCTTCCACCAAACTTTTCAGCTTTTACAACATTGTTTACAGTCACCTTTCCAGCTTTAACTTTGATGGCCACACCGTTCTTTTTCACCGCATCGTTTATCATTTTGACTAATGCGTTTTCTTGTCTTTCTGCTGATGTGCCTGCCATGTTAGCTACCTGATAATGGGTTTGCGAGTGCTTCCTCGATTTGTGTATTGATAGACTTTCTAATATCCAACATTTCTTTGTTGGTGTTCACTTCTAATTCGTATAGTCGTTTGCCATTGTCTCGCAAATCGCTAAACACTGATTGCATATCTCCATCAATTCTATTTATACTTTCTTGCATAATGGTACGCGAATTGAGTTGGCTCTCGTTTGACGTATTCATTTGCTTTTCTAATCCTACAATAATACTTTGTTGCGCTTCAATTGTAGTATTTTGCGATGTGACAGTTTCCTGTAACACTGCGATACCCTGATTGATTTCAGACAAGTCTGGGGCAACGTATGCAGATATCTGCTCTTTCATATCCATGTAGTCTTTGTAGACTTCAAAGCCCCCGTACAATGCACCTACTGCGGTAGATAGTGCCATCGCAACTGCAAGCATTTTACCGCCCTTGAGTTTTACGCCGCCAATTTCGATCTCTGTTTGTTCACTCATATTGACTCCTTATTAATTTGTTCATGGTCCCGTAACTTTTAGAGAACATGTTATAGTGTGTTCTGAAATTATCTCTCATTATAACCCCAGTGTAAATATCTTTGCTCGTATAGAACTGATCTCCTTGAGCATATTCTACATTGTAGTATGCACTAACATCAACACCTGATGCAAGCGTTTTTATCAGTGAGGTCTGCCCAACTGCCATTTCATTTGAATTTTCTCGCTTGCTTGCTGCTACTTGATCAGCAATTCTTTCAGCAAGCGACTTGACCTCAACTACCTCTACCTGCATTTCTGGTGCTGGGGGTGGGATAATAGCAAATCCAATTGGTGCTGCGTCTCCCAATGCAACGTTCTGACCTACATCTTCTGTTGTAATCGATGGTTGATCGCTATCTGTAGTGCCGTCAGACGCTGTAGACGAGGTTTCGCCAGTCATGTTGATGAATAGTGCTGTGTCGGAAGAGAAAATGTCTGAAAAAGCGTTTCCAGATGCCCCAGAATCGCTTCCATTGCTGTTATCTGCAAAAGATCCTTGACTTGAGCCGTCATTTTCTGTACTATTACTATCCGAACCGCTTTGTGAACTGCTTGCACTCTGATAACCTGCCGAAGAATCACTGCTTGACACTGTATTTTCACTCGATTCGCTTTCGGAAATCGCTTTTTGCTCTAAATTGCTCACTAAATTGTTAGCCATGCTGACTGAAACTGATATTGCTAGGCTATTATCTCGTTTTTTACCTGATTTTTGCGTTTTGGCTACTGGTTTTTCGATTATGTCTTCTTCAAATACCTCGGTAATCTCTAAATCTTCTAAAATTTCGATTTCTTCTTCAATAATTGGCTCCGGCTCGAAAATTTCTTCAATTTCTGGCATCGTTTCTTCAAATGCCTCTTCGACTACCATTATTTGTTCTTGTTGTACGGGCGGTTCTTCATATTGTTGTTCCATTGGCTCATTGAACTCTTCCATCGGCGCAAATTCGTCCATAATTAGCGTTTCTTCCATCTGAGGTTCTGAAAAATCTACCTCTTCGATGCCAAATTCATTGAATGTCGATCCGTCGTCCATTCCGGTGTCCATACCACTGTCAATCGGTGAACTTTCAAACTCGTTTGCTATTTCTGTCGGGTCCTCGAACACTTCTTCGATATAACCTGGACATTGAAAATCATATTGTTGGTCGTAGTTGCATTGCTGCTCAAAATATGCATCATCGTACCCTGAGCAGCCAGTATCGTAAAAAGGATCTGAATTGCATTGTTGGGTGTAAAAAGCATCTGCATATCCAGGACATTGTGAGTCATAGAGAGAATTATTTGTACACTGTTGATCAAAATATGCATCATCGTACCCTGGACAGCTAGAGTCATTCAGAGGGTCCGAACAATCGATGCTACCATATCCACCGTCATCTCCGTACCATGCTCTACCACCACTGAATGTTTGATCAATGAAATTTAGTCCAAATTCGTCGATGCTTTGCGCCTCATACTGTAGCGTGGTAAGATCATTCGCGTTTGAGGTAACGTCTCCAGTGAATCCTATAAACGTGGCATGCTGTGTGACATCAACCTCATCATAAATGAAATCAAACGAGCCATCCGTGTAAAGGTCTACTTGAAATGTATTTGTGTTGTCGTTGTAAAATTCGTGTATGTTGTACCAAAGAAATGCTGACCCATTTTCATTTGTTTTATAAAAATACCCAGAGTCATCGCCAATAGTTTTATCTAGTAAGTCAGTCCACAGCGGCGCCATCATATAACTGAATCGACCTATTTCTGTCATATTTGCGAGATCTAGTCCGCTGCAACAATAACTGTTGTTGTAGTTAGGATTTCCTACATTGACTGTTGGATCGTAAAACATTAGGAAGCCATTGGTAGACATCCATACATCGGTAAACGTGTGTCCAAAATAGGGGAAGTTGTGACCCAAGTTGATATGGACAGTGCCGTCATCGTAACCGTCCATAACTTGGATCATGCCTTTTGGATCTAAATAGTCCGCGGCACCGTATGCGTTTGCACTTACTAGAATTAGACTAGATGCAAACAGCTTCTTCAGGATTTTTAGCACAGAAGTCTTCCTTAGAGTATATATTATAAGTTACGTCTTCATTTGATGCTAACCTATTTGTTTTAGGTTCCACTCCTTTAGGCAATTCTTCAGGGTTGAGTTTCCACTTGTCTTTTGCATCATCGCCTATAGTACCTTCAAACGGACAAGGAGTACCTGCCATTCTCATTGCGTTCCAAACTCGTTGATCTTGGCACATGAGAGACACTGCTGCCACTTTCATACCCATGTCATACAAGGTCTTGGAAAGTTTGATTCGTTCACAGTTTTCATCTCTTATAGCCTTGCCACCAGAGAAACCGAATATCTGAGTCTGAACTGCGCCACTGATTCCTGTTGTACACAAGTCTTGCGAGTATGAGCTGCCGATACTGGGAGCAATTGCACTTGGTGGGGGTGATTTTACAGTTGTTTCAGTTTTGTTGATATTCTCGTTTCTGTTCGTATTCTCATTCTTAGACTCTATAGAAGAATTGGAATTTGAATTGCTAGTGTTGACATTCGTGTTTCTGTTGTCACTAGTAGACTCGCTTCGGTTGTCGCTAGTACTGTTGCTATTCACATTTTGATTTTGGTTTACATTCGACGTTGAGTTGCTAGTAGAATTTACTGTATTGTTATTGGTGTTATTATTGGTATTGGTATTTGTACCAGTTACAGTAGATGTGTTTACATTCGTATTGGCATTGGTGTTAGTGTTGTTGCCAGTTATTGTAGTTGCATTAGTATTGGTGTTGTTGTTCGTGCCAGTGTAGGTCGATGTGTTCACATTTGTATTTGCATTTGTATTATTGTTGGTACTAATGTTCACACCGGTATACGTTGTAGCATTCGTATTAGTGTTGGTATTCGTATTAGTGTTTGCGTTCGCTGAAGTGGAGTTTACCGTACTTGTAGTATCGGTAGTATTGTTGATGTTAGTGGTAGTTTCCTCTGCACTAACTGATATTGACATTATGACTAGACATATTGAAAGGATATATGCATGACGCATGATAATTATCTCCTATTTGTCAATTTTGGTTACTTAGTTGTTGACAGTGCGGCTCGCCTCCTGTATAATAATATACTGTATTTATAACAAAGGATCATTAGGCATGCAGTCGTTTCGAGGTTCAATGCAACACACTACTTCTGGTCGCAAGCGCAAGACAAAAGCGTGGTCTAAGCCCAGAAAACGCAAAGCTGAATTCAAAGAATTGACTAGTTATTCTATTGGTCAAGATAGCCCTCAGTATAAATCGGGCGCACTTACCAAATATCAGCCTGCAAAAGATGAATCATACAAGCAGGAAGTGTCTAAGAATTTCACAGTTGCACCCGCATACAACAAAGGCGCGTATCAAGTTATCCCTACTACGGATGTTCGTCACATAGGCAGATAAATAGGTACATGAATAGAAAAGTATTTACATGTATCTTGATGGTGATTTTCTTTTGGACATGGCCTGTAAGGTTGTTTACAAAAAAAAATAATTGTTATTTTTGGACGCTTGAGAAACTCATAAAGTACGGTGGTCGAGCCGAGTGGTATCCATCTAAAAGATGGAAAGGATACCATGTTGTCTGGGTGCGACCAGATGGTACTAAGGTAGAATACACGCTTCCTAAAATGAAAAAAGATACTCCTTGGTGGCAGATGCTTTTTTATGATGGCAAAGTACGAAAATTTAAATCAATGAGACGAGATCAGTAATGGGTAAATATTTACCACAGACTTTATTGTTAGGGCAGCTAGTTGCAATGCTATCTGTCGTTCCTCTATTCATGTATGCAACGCCTTGGCAGTTAGGTATTACATTTGCAATTTATGCTTGTATAATGTCATCAATTACGATATTATATCATCGTCTTTTATCACATCGCTCCTTTGTCTGCCCTGCATGGCTTGAGTTTACGATGGCATTCTTTGCTCATATTATGATGGTCGGTCCTGCGATAGTCTGGGTTGCAAATCACAGAGAACATCACAAGTACACAGACACCGAACTTGACCCACATTCGCCGTATTACAGAGGCGTGTTTCGTGCTTACTTTTTACAAGTGATGGCAAAGATTGATTTTTCATTGTGCCGAGACATGCTGCGAAATAAAAGATATAGATTGCAAGTAGCATACTACTGGCCTATCATATTTTTCTGGGCATACTTATTGTTTGTACTTGATCCGTTTGCTTTGATATACGCTTGGTTAGCACCTGCAGGACTTGCTAAACTTATTGGCTCTCTAGTGTTTACATATTCGCACCGGAATAGGCAGGCGCATAGTGATATCTGGGTTGGCTTAATTACATTTGGTGAAGGCTTTCATGCACCACATCACGCAGACCCTAGAAAGGTTCTCTGGCACCCTCTTGATATAGGCGGGCAACTTATTAGACTGATTGATCGAAATGCTAAAGTATAAAAAACGAGATTATCCTCTTTGTGCTGAATTGCCTATTGCAGTGAATATGGATGTATTCAACGCATATCTTGCAGCGAATATGCATAGATGGCAAGACAATTACACCGCTCATGGCGGATTATGTGTGAACAATGGCGAAGTTGCAGACTCTACCCTTGGACTTATCGAGCATTACCATCTTACAGGACTTGACTTTGAAGCAGACGATGAACCTACCACTGCATCGTTCACAAGTTTCTCACCAAAAGATAAGTTGCGTAGAAATGCAAACATACACCCTACAATGGATGAGTATCGATGGCACAAACCGCTTGATCATTATGAAGGCACTGATTTGATGCATACGTTGAGCGCATCATTTGATGCGCCTATCATACGATTGCGAATGTCAAGAATGCTACCAGGGTGTGTGGTGCCTCCGCATATTGATTATAACACAACATACGCGGTTCGTTTTATAATACCTATATCTGGTAACAGTGGCGTAGTCAATCGATTTTATCACCGCGGCGAAGAGTTTGATTATGAGATGGAAGAGGGTAAAGCGTATTTTTTAAACGTTGGTTATAAGCATGCGGTTTTTCACAATGGCGACGACATTAGATACTACTTATTAGGTACATTAGGTGGTCAAGAGGATATAGAATGTTTGAGGTTAGAGAATACACTTCCGAAGTAAGATCGCAAGTTGAAGATTTCAGACAGAATACTTTTGCAGAAGGCAATGAAGCACTAGCAGAATCTAAATTCGATCCTGATAATCTGAATGGGCAGACTTTCTATGTTACGGGTGAAAATGAGATTGCCGCACTTGGTGTAATTGAACAAGACCATTATGCTACGAAAGACGCTAAAGTTTTAAGAGCATGCAGATTTCATGCATTGAAACAATATCGCAATCAGGCATTAGGTACACGGTTTATATTACCTGCTATGATTGACTGGGCTACTGACAGAGATTATGATTGTGTCTACTGGACACACGATGTTAAGAACAGAGCGTTGAATGCAATCTATCAAAAGAAGCGAACGCCTGCAGGATACACACATCTACAAAATGATCCTTTTTGGAGTCGCTTGAAGCATGATGAAAGATGGTTGTTTCAGGTTGATCCAAAAAGTACTATGTTGCAGAATGTTTATTATATTGATTTGAAAGATAAGGGGTATAGCATGAATCCTATAGATTGTGTGGTTTGGAAATGAGTGATCTTGATCCGGATAGTTGTATTCCGTTATTTAACGGCATGCAATATGGAAAAACTTATGACTGGTACCCGCCGGATACCAAGAAGAAATTTGAAGAAAGCAAAAGCGAGTATTTGGAACGATTCCCGTGGGACGAAGATTCAATAACGTATAGAGTAAACTCGCACGGATTCCGAGGGGATGACTTGCATCCTATAAAATCGGATAGCTTCATTGCACTTGGTTGCAGTTGTACATTTGGCGTAGGTGTGACAGAGGAGCAATCTTGGCCTAGCGTATTAAGTGAATCGCTTGACATGCATGGTTATAACCTAGGCGCACCAGCATGTGGCGTCGAAACAATGTTTAGAGTCTTGCAGTATTGGCTGCCTATACTTAAATCGAAACATGTATTTTTACTCACAAATCCAGGAGTGAGGCGTGAATTCTTTAACATGGACTTTACGCCTCACATGTACCACACATTCAGTGCTTGGTCTACTGGACGTTATTTTCCTGGAGATGCTCATAGGTTCTTGAATGAAAGAGAAGCAGCTATATCAAAGTCTAGAGCGTTGTATGCTATAAAAGGACTTTGCGATTCTCACAATGTGTCACTAGATGTTCTTGAACCTTTTGCGGAAGAAGTCATAGAAGGACTCACACGCCCGCTTCGTTCATGGGAGGAACCATTCAGATCTGCCGCTCAAAGCAATTTAGGCAGAGATTTATTACACCCTGGACCAATATATCATTCATTCGTTGCAAAAGAATTTCAGGTAAATTATGGAAATTAAGGCTAGTACAATTGAAAGCTGGATGAAGTTTATTAGATTTCATCCCGATCTAGCAGAACGATATATGGATTGTTTCTGGGGAAGTCAGCTAGAGAGTAAGGCTCGTTTGCTGATAGAACTTGAAAAGATGCCTAACATGCGAGGCCCGTTGTATATCTTCGGTGGTTGGTATGGCGTACTGACACAAATGGTGTTAGACTCGCTTGACTTTAATCCTGAATGGATATATAGTATAGACATTGATCCGCAGTGTGAGTGGGTGTTTAATGATGTTATATCTAGAGAACACAATGCAACCGCTGTTACTGCTGATTGTGCAACGTACAAGTATCCTATCATACCCTCTGTTGTGATAAATACGGTGACTGAGCATTTGCGACAGGATGATTATGACATGTGGTGGAACAATGTACCAAGGGGTACTAGCTTCTTTTTACAAGGCAATAATTATTTCGACAATGGAGAGCATGTTAGATGCTCTAAAACTATTGAGGATTTTTTGTACATAAGTAATGTGGGAAATGAGTATATACAAGGCATGTCTCAGTGGACGTTTGCTGGGCCTAATGATAAACAATATGAACGTTTTATGGTTTGGGGTGTGAAGAAATGAATGATGACAATATGAAGAAAGCGTTTGTCTTGCGTGATATTACGGACAAAGAATTGAGTCCTACATTCTGTTTTGCTAAGTGGTACCATACTCAGTTGTATCTGCAAACAGGCATGACACATTCATGCTATCACCCAGCACCGCATCACATTCCTCTCGAGGATTTAGACGCGAACCCTTCATCGTTACATAACACCCCTCACAAAAAAGAAGAGCGAAAGCAAATGCTCAATGGTGAGAAGTGTGAGGGTTGTCAGTATTGTTGGAATGTTGAAGACATGGGTCGTGACTATGTGTCTGACAGAACTATCAGATCAGCAAGCATCTATACACCTGAGCGTTTAGAAGAAGTCAAGGAACAGCCTTGGGACTTCGATGCGAATCCTGATTACATCGAAATCTCTTTTAGTAATGAGTGTAATTTCAAGTGTGGTTATTGTCACCCCAATGCATCAAGCAGATTAGCGCAAGAAATTAAAAAGTTTGGCCCGTATGATATGGTGAAGAATCACCGACTAGATCTGGGTACTGATTTGATCAGCGTTGAAGAAGAAAATCCTTATGTCACTGCTTGGTGGAAATGGTGGCCTGAAGTTTCTAAGACGTTGAACATACTCCGCATCACAGGAGGTGAGCCGTTATTGCATAAGTCTACTTACAGAGTGTTTGAAGAGTTGAAGGCAAATCCAAAGCCTCATATGGAGATCAGCGTAAACACGAATCTCGGTGTGCAAACTAGGCGCGTTGTTAAACTTGCAGAAGCTGTAAATGAACTCAGAAGTGAAAACAAGATTAAAGACTTTTCGCTATACACAAGCATTGACTGTTGGAACGAGAGAGCAGAGTATATTCGCACTGGACTAGACTTAGAGTTGTGGGAAAAGAATCTTGACACTTATGCAAGAACAGCAAAAACTCCTATAACATTGATGGTCACTTTCAATGCGTTGACTGTTACAACATTTAAATCTTTGCTTGAGAAGATTCTAGAATGGAGAAAAACATATGAGGGCATTATTGTACCTAGTTCAAATTCTCATGATACAGGACGCACAATTAGATTTGACACACCGTATCTGAAAGAGCCTTTGCACTACGACATGAATATTCTACCTAAAGAACATTTCATGCCTTATATTACAGAGTGCTTGGCTTTCATATTTGAAAATGTAGATGATGACGATCCTACAATGTTTCAAACTATGGAATATGAAAAGTTTAGGCGTGTGCATGATTATATGCAGAACACTAACTACGAAGATGAAAAGCTAGAAGAAGGGTGGGCGGACTTCTATAACTGGTTCAATGAATACGACCGTCGGCGTGATACAAACTTTTTGGAGACATTCCCTGAGTATGAAGATTTTTATAACTGGTGTGGCGGGATTTCTAGGCAGTCATCTGGCGGACAAATTCCTCTCGTTAGGATATAAAGTCGGTGGCAATGACAATTTTCTAGGTGGCTACAGGGATAATGTCAATCCCAAAGTAATGCTGTATGATTTTGATTGTAGAGACCGTCACTTGATGGCATCTATATTGCACGGATATGATATAGTAGTGCATTGTGCAGCGACTGCTCATGAAGGGCTATCAGTGTTTAGTCCCTCATTTATTACAAGAAACATTTACGAGGCGAGTGTGTCTACAATGTCGGCTGCGATAACAGCTAACGTTGGTAGATTTGTTTTTTGTAGTAGCATGGCTAGGTACGGAAATCAAGAGGCTCCCTTTACTGAAGAGATGCAAACTGCTCCTGTTGACCCGTATGGAATTGCAAAAGTTGCAGCCGAGCAGACTTTAAAATCATTATGCGATGTGCATGGGATGCAATGGAATATTGCCGTACCTCACAACATCGTTGGCCCAAGACAGCGTTACGATGATCCGTATAGAAACGTGTTGAGCATTATGGCTAACAGAAACTTGCGAAAACTTCCCTCATACATATATGGTGATGGTAATCAGTTGCGATGCTTTTCTTATATTGATGATTGTATTAGTTGTATTGAAAAACTCGCACTAGATTCAAATATACAAAGTGAAATTGTGAATATAGGTCCTGATGAGAATCCTATAACTATCAATGAAGCTGCTAAGTTAGTTGCTAAGGCATGCAAATTCAAACACACGCCTATACATACTACAGATAGACCCAAGGAAGTTAAGTACGCTACATGCTCAAGTGATAAGGCTCGTACTCTTCTTGGCTACGAAACTAAAACAGATGTTAAGACGGCTATTGAAAAAACTGTCGCATACATAAAAGAAAAAGGCCCTAAAGAATTCGACTATAGCTTTGGGCTTGAGATTTCTGATAATGCACCCGAAACTTGGAAAGAACGACTTCTATAATAATGAATGTATACAATGCTATGAATCTATATTTTGATAACCACCCACTGTTGCATGATGAAGGTACAAATGACCCTACTCTCCTACACAATTTTATAAACTCGGATGCAAAGACATCAGGTGGTCAGTTGTGTTTTGGCACAGCTCCTGTTGCAAATGAAGCATGGGAAAATGGGTATGGGGTCACTTCTTGTCTTATTAGAGAAGATCATTTTGCAATTTGTGTGGGTGTCAATACTAACCCAGATGATTGGGCTGGTTGGAATGAAGGGCAAAAACCATTCACTCGATATTTGTCTGAGATGCAAAAGAGAAAAATGCGAGAAGGTAAATGCATTCTTGTATTGGATTCATCACTTGAAGGGTATCATGATGAAAAACTTTGGCCTTGGTTCCATCAAGTCATGGCAGAGTCTGAACTACCGATACAAAGCCTTGTTTTTATAACTGGCAATTATAAAGCAGAATCGCAGTATCGTAAGTGGATTTTCAAAAACGGCATACAAGGAAACACTGCAAAAGTTATAGGACACTGTCACTTTGAAAAGGCTATAGGAAATAAATTTATATTCAATTCAGCGTCCCCGCTGTCGGTGAACAGACACATAAATTATAAGTCTAGCAATGAAACGTTGACTTTCAATGTGATGCAAAAAAGACCTAGATTACATCGCTGCTGGTTTTATTCTACATTGAAGTATGAGGGGTTTCTTACAAAGGGTATATTCAGTATGCAGAAGATCCCCTTTGATCACCCAGATGATTATACAGTTGAAGGTAAACGATATACCTACGATCTAGAAGATATGATGCAAGAACTTCCTTGTGGTCCTGATAATAGTTCCAAATCTGATGCGTATTACATTGAGCGTTTGAACTCAGAAGTTACATTGCAAACGTGGTTCACTGTTATCAGCGAGGCTAGTTTCTTTGACAATGATTGCACCACGTTTGTCAGTGAGAAAACTTTCAAAGCAATTGGGCTGCGTAGTCCTTTTATTATATTTGGCAACAGAGGTTCGCTCAAGGTACTAAAAGAATTGGGTTACAAAACGTTTTCAGATTTTTGGGATGAGAGCTACGACGATCTTCCTACATGGGAACGTTATAACGCAATTATAAAACTGATGCATGACATCGACAAAATTCCTGATAAGATGTCACTGTTTGAAGAAATGCGACAGGTGTTAGATTATAACTATTACACCTTGATGAGAAATAGCTCCCAGCCAAATACGAGTTTTACTAAATTGAAAGAATACTACACGGACTATCTTACATGACACCTGAAAATTATGCGCAACTTAAAAAGAATTCTAAAAATGATAAGTTATTCATAGGCACTGGTTGTAGCTTCACTCAGGGTCAGGGGGGTCTTAAAGATGAGGTATGGGAATCCTATAACTGGAACATTCCTAATACACATTGCATTACTCATTTAGAAGCAGTTGAAATAGAAGGAAGCTGGGTAACACAATTTTGTAACAATCATTATCCTGATTGGACTCCTATAAATTTAGGAGCGCGAGGTGCGGGAAATTATGCGGCTGCACAAAGTCTTACTTCTCTCTACCCTGAACTTAATTTGGAAGATACTAGTAAAGAAAAGATTGTTGTTTTTATGTTGTCGGGCCCTGAACGCTATTCGATAATTAACTCTGAATGGGGAGAACGTTTTCATGGCGTGTTTCAATCTATATGGCCTGACCCTAATTCGGACAACCCACTATGGCGTGCATATGCTAATGACATGTACAGTGAAAAGCAAACTATGATGCTCACTTACTTCGCTATCAAACAGGTGCAGGATTGGTGTAAACTATACAATGCTAAGTTGATGCTAGTTTCGGCATTTGATTTTAGTTATGTAGCAAGATGGACCCCAGGTAAAGTTTGGGACACTATTAACCTTCCATGGGATTTGCCCTCTCAGATGTGGAAACCTGAAGGACACCCTTCTGCATTTCATATGTTATTAAACAACGATGGGTTTAGTTATGATGTCGCCAATGGAGGATATTGGGACGGATTAAACTATAACGATGCGTATCCTAAAGGCACTCCACATGTTAGCAGATGCTGTCATCCAAATTATAAGGGACATGCTTACATAGCAAATGAAATGCGTAAGGAATTTATTGATAGAGGATGGTTGAGTTAGAGATGAACTGATTGACTTGCTGTAAGTTTCGATTGATTCCCCATTCTGCCTGTCGAATGACTTCTCGCATGTCGTCAATCGTCCAAGTATCTAGGTGTTCAATCAGTTTTATTATAGCGTCTATTCGTTTAGTGTGATTTTCAATTTTATCGTACCTTTCATCCCAGAAAGCTCCCCAAGTATAAAACTTAAACTGTCTTAAATATTCTAGTGTGTATGGGGGCGCGACTAGTATAAACGGAATCATACATCGCATTGCGTCAAATGTTTTCTCACTGAAGTATGCGGTTGGTTGCCCAAATCTAGTTTCATTTACTACTGCGATGCAGGCTTCTGACATAGAAGTCACAAGATCTCCTGGGCAAAACTCTGCAACATATGGCGCTCTACCCGCATGCGTTAAATCTGCAATATGCATTGGTGTTTGGACATCAATCAGTCTGGGTGTTACTATTTTATCGTGTACTTGCGGTAGGTTCTCATGTTCGTACCAAGCAGTAGATTTTAAATCACAATCCATAACGAAGGGCCATGTATAGTTTGCGTTTTTGTCTTGTAAAGCACTTACAGTAACTAGGCGATGCATTGCAAATCTTTTGTTGTGTGATACGAATTTTCTTGTCTTTAGCAGATCATCCGGGTATATGCCACCGTTTCCTATTTGTCGTAAAAAGGTATCAAAGGTAGCCAACGTCAAGTTAGGATATGTTTCTTTGTAATATTTGTTGATGTTGTAATCAGAGGTGAAGACATTTATCTTAGTGCCAAACTTTTCACTCAGCGCGGCTAATGTGTCTAATTCGTGTGAGCGTAAGTTGCTATTTTCTTCCCACAAATCTTCGTGGTAAAAATAACAAGATTTCTTTTCTTCGTTGATGTTGTAATAGGTGCTAGGCTCATATAAGTAAAAATCTATTTCTTCAATCTGGCTTAAATCAATTCCTGTTGCATCAAACGGGATGTCTTGCACACCAGTAAATACAAATATTGGATTTGTGTCAGAGAAGTTATTGAAGAAGCCACCTTCTCTATGGTTTTCAAAAAACCCTGCGTAATCATCGTGTCCTGGTACATTCCAATAATATAAAGTTTGCTCAAAGTGTATCATTTTTGCCCTGTTATTTGCAGAGTGTATCTATCTTCTATTCCTATATTACTTGCTGCGTGCGGCACATCACCTTGCCACATAATAAAATCGCCAGCTCGCCAATTAACAATTGCTTCTTCATCTATTTCAAAATAGTGACCGGACTTCCAATCTTCTAAGAATACAATTGCTCGCCACACTTCATTTGGATTCGTGTTGAACACTTCACAGTATTTCTTGTAATGGTCAGTATGCATTGGCATTATGTCTAGAGTTTTCATTCGGTATAACACAAATCCACACTGAAATAATTTTAGTTCAGATGCAATAAACTCAGCCCATAAAGGCATTTCATTTGGATATCCATACATTTCACCATATTGACGGGTGTTGTAGTATCCCTGTTTTCGCCATTCTTGTTCTTGCGCACCTCTTATTGGATCTTGCAAATATCTAAGCTGCTTGTAATTTTCACCCCAAGACCTGGTAATATGACCACGCACCCACATTATTTTTTTCTCACAATATCCAATGTTACACAATGATGACCGCCGCCGAGTGTTCTGCTGTGTCGTAAGTCAACACCAGTGACGTTTATACCATATTTATGCAAGTTATCTATCAATACATTTTGTTTAGGATCACATATTACATTTTCAGGATTCACTGTTAGGAAATTTAACCCGATGTAATTGCTTGCATACGGATAATCTACAAATGGTTGATGTACTAGATCATCTTTGCCCATCCAAATAATATCCCACTTCTTAAATACTTCAGGTACTTTTTTGATTCGATCTTTATTCAGTACTACTAACCCTTCTCGCACAGGGCTGATTGTGCTATCAATGTGAACGCCGCTGTAGATGTCATCTAGCACATGCACTTTATAATCTTTGCCTAAATACTCTTGCAACCATTTCGCACCTTCAAGATTGCCAGTAGAACTTACAAGATACAATAAATCCTTTCCTAAACGACACACGTTTGCAGCATCAAATCTTGCCATTGGATTGTCGCTAGTTACAATCTCGTTATCAAAAATCCACTCCAATGCTTCGATTTCTTTTTCTCTAGTGGGATATGTCATGGGCACATCAATTACACGATCACCTATTATCAATACCCGATCTCTTGGGCAGTAGTTATACAAACCATCAAACGCAGCGAAGTCTAATTTTCTTGGTTCCCATATATTAGCCCAATGCAGCAATTCATTTCCAAGATTCCATAGATCGACGTTTGCTTGTTTTATGACTAGTGGGTCTACCGGTCCAGCTGGCAGAGGCGTCTCTTTCCATAATGAAGTTTCTTCGTTTTTACGATATATTTCACATCTCTCAGGCCAATGCGCGTTTGTTGCACTTCCTATAATGACATGTTCTAATGGGTCCCACTCGTTATGTGACGATGCGTACATTTCTTAAATCCGGATATTTTATGAATTGGCTTTGTTCTTTAATTTCTGTTAGCAGTCTGGAGCCGATTTTTGCTTCTTCAATTGTTGGCTTGTAGTGATAGCCTACTCTGAATTCTTTCTGATCCTGCCAGGGTGATATAGACAAGTCTCTGCCATCGTATGACATTTCTTTTAATGCCTTGTAAGCTGTTGGATCATCGAGCAGTATTGCACCCCCTCTACCTATTTCAAGCGGCTTGCTATGACCGAAACTTAGGCATTGCATACTACCTGGTCTGTACATGCCCCTTTCAAGTCTTCTAGCACTATCCCATATATTGGTATTATCAAATGAATATTCTCCAATCCATTCTTGACACGGTTCGTCTAACAAGTTATAATGTATATCTAACTTGTGCATAAGCATCAGAACACTGAGATAGGTGTACGGTGTAAACGATGTCTTGGTTACTTTGTTATAAATAAAACACAATTCGATTGCATGTGTACAGCAGTCTGTCATGACTGCCCACTTTGCACCGGTGTAATGGGATAATTGATTTTCAAATTTAGTTATGGCATCAAACATAAATTATATATAAGGATCTTTTGCAATGAGTATAGGATTTATTGGTTTAGGTAAATTGGGGTTACCGTGCGCAGAAGTTATGGCACAGAAAGGACATGAGGTGAATGGTTACGATATTGACCCCACTATTGTAACAAATAGAGTGAACAAAAAAGAATCTATTGAAGCTGCGGTTAAGGATGCGACGATTGTATTCGTCGCAGTACCTACTCCCCACTCACCAGAATACGGTGGCAGTGAACCCACAGGTCATCTACCGCCTAAGGATTTTGACTATAGTATCGCAGTTGATGTTATTAAAGAAGTCGATTCTTATATGACAGACCGACAAATTCTAGTATTGATTTCTACAGTACTTCCAGGAACAGTCAGATCGCATATCGTACCTCAAATCAAAAACGCTAAATTTTTATATAACCCATATCTAATTGCTATGGGGACGGTTGCATGGGATATGGTAAATCCTGAAATGTTAATGATAGGTAGCGAGAATGGCGAAGATAGCCTTGAAGTAGGGGAGTTGATATACTTCTATCACGGCATTCTTGAGAATGAACCTCGCATTGTTGTTGGTACTTGGGATGAATGTGAATGTATCAAAGTATTTTACAACACTTTTATTAGCACTAAGTTGAGCCTTGTTAACATGATACAAGACGTTGCACAGAAGCAAGGTAATATTAATGTTGATGTAGTAACAAAGGCGTTAGCTGACAGCACACATAGAATTATGAGTCCAGCTTATATGAAAGCTGGCTTCGGTGATGGCGGTGCATGTCACCCTAGAGA